CTATCCAAATACACATTATTATCCTTAGCAAGTATCTGCATTAAGATATTATTTTGCTCTAATGTTGCATCTAGTAGGTCTTTGGTGTAGTCTTTGTTGTCGTTACTTATGGTAGCATCAGATAGCTGACTAGGTCGTTTATTACCTTGTTTGTTTCGTTGTATATCCTTACCAGCTAAAGCTAATAATTTCATAGCTTCTGTTCTTCGGGATGGATTTGTTGGTATGACATATTCTGGCCATCCATCTTCCGCAAGTTCATACAATCCCTTGTTTTTTACTAAGCCACCTGTTTTATAACCAACGTATTTTCCACCTCTACGCATTGCTTTGATACCGGGTACGTTAAAGACATTGCCGTAACGGGATTTAATATAATTTATGGCTGCTACCGCATTATGAATAGGGTTTAAGATATTATCAAGCCCACGCTTTTTATGCGCTTGGAAAGTAGGCATAATTGTCTGCATTAAACCCATGGAAGGAATACCACGTTTAGCATTTATATCCCACCTGTTTACAGCGCGAGGGTTACCTCCAGATTCCTTAACCGCTATAGTGGTTAATGGTTTAAACCAACTTTGAGGAACACCTGCTATTTTAATAGCAGCATTAATCCATTTAGAAAGGCTACCATTTACCTTTCCTTTAACATCTTCCCCAAAAGAAAAGAAGTCTTTAATTTTATTTTTTATATAACTACCGGCTCCCTTTTTAGCGTAAGACACCGTACCTTTAAACAAGTCTTTAAAAGTTCCTCCAAACGAAGGTAGTTTTCCAAGGAATTTACTCCATACTTTATTTACTAATTTTTTCGGACTAGATAAAGCCATGTCAAAGAAATTCCCAATACCTGATTCATAACCAGGGAATCCATAAGATTTTAATAGATTTTCAGTGTGCTTATTTGGTAAGACAGATGTTCCTTTTGGTAAATCTAAAAATTGAGGTCCTGTTTCTCCCAGCATAGTTATGCCTTGACCTGGTATATAAGCGAGTTCTCTTCCTTTCTCCCCCACAATCGCGTGACCGCCCGGATGCCCGTGGCGAGAAGTACCTTTTTCGTACCCCATCAGTGCTTTGGTCATTGTTTTTGGAAACCACTTAGGAATTTTCAGATGTTTTAGTCCTATTTTCCCTAAAACCCAGTTAACACCATCTGTAATATTCCCCATCGCTTCTGCTACACCAATAACCAACTTATCCCAATTAGTAAGAACTGTTCCTCTGGTCCAATTAACTTCTTTAGCATGTCCTTTAGCTTGTTTTCTCGCTTGGTCAACTACACCTCTGTGTTTTTCTTTTGCTTTTTTTATGGTTTCGTTCTTCGTGTTTCTTGCATCTTTAATAATCTTATCCGCTTCTTCTTTTGATAAGTTCCCTGTTACATCCCGCTCATAAACAGCCCAATTCCTCACCTCATTGAACTTTTTGTTCGCTTCTTTAACCGAGCCATCTTTAGCCTTTTTGCTGTTTTTAACCGTATCCGCCGCTTGACGAGCTGTTATGTTACGGGAATTGTTCTTAAGTTCCGTCATAATTGCTTCTTGCTCAATTTGAGATTTGGACATTGTTTGAACAGCAGTTTTCCTCATTGAATCTTGAATCTGGTTAATTTCTGTCTTTTCGGATTTAGTTAAAGAACGTTTTTCTTGCGAAGCTGTATTTAATATTTCTTTGATTCTATCTTGATTCTTTTGTACTTCCTCTTGCCGTTTTAAATGACTTTCTTGCATTTTGAGTAATATAGCTTGTTCTTCTTGGTCTGACAGTGCTTTTGAATTTGCGAAAAAATTGCTCATAGACTGATAGCTCTCGTCAAATTTTGTTTTCATATTAGTGGAAATTTGATTGGTCATAGAACTAAAAGTCTGAATTAATTTTTGAGACCCTTCTTCCGTTATCTCTTGCCCGCTCCAAAACAATTGATTTAATTGGGTGGTAGCTTCATTATTCAATTTTTCATAACCCAAAACAGCCTTAGTTGTTGAATCCGAAACTTTATCGCCAAATCCTTCAACAGCCGGAATGCTATCCTCTTTCAGATGGTTAACCAGTCCAATTCCACCTTTGATTAATGCAGGAATTGCAATGCTTGCCAAAATTCCCATTGGACCACCTAATGCAGATAAACCTAATCTAGCTATACCAGCTATTTTTCCAACTCTCCCTAAACTTCCGACCACTTTACCAAACTTACCAGACGTTTTTAACGCTTCGGTTCCTGACTTTTTAGATACGCCATCAAAAGTTTGTAATGATTTTCCAGCGTCTTTAGAGCCTTTACCCATACGTCCAAAAAACTTAATAGTTTTGGATAGACCGCCAGTAAACATGCCAATAGTCCGAAAAGCTCCACCGAACACCAACATTAATGGACCCATGGCAGACGCTAAACCTCCAGTAGCGACAATCGCTTTTTGTATCTCTGGAGAAAGGTTAGAAAACCACTTAGTTGCATCTTGAATCGCTTTTGATACTTTAGGTAATGCGTCTTCTGCTATATCAAGGAGTACTTCGCCAATTGGTAATAATGCCGACTGCAAATCTCTCCAAACTTTTTTAACACGTTGATTAAACGTTTTTTCCATGTTTTTAGACATTTTGTCCATTGTTCCATTAACGCCTTTTAAATTGCCATCTATCCCGCCAAGAGCATACATAGCATCGGCTTCAAGGTCTTCCCACTTAGTTCCAAAGAGTGCAACCCCAATTTCGTTGGCTTTTACTTGGTCATCCATACCTTCTAATTCTTTTAAAACAGTATTTGATACATCTTTAACCGTCTTATCACCGTTTAAAAAGGCTTTCCAAACGTCTTGTGTAGACTTTGACATTTCTCCCATCGCATCACTTGTAGACTTAGATCCATCTTTCAGACGAACCTGAAACTCTTTCATTGCATCATTAATAAAGTCTAGGTTATATACGCCTGCTTTTGAACCTTGAATTAACATTTGAAAATATTCTTCAGCGGAATATCCCATTTTCCCAAACAACGGAGCATATTCGCTGAGGTTATCAAACATTTCGTTAGAAAAATTTAACCCATTTTGAGCACCGGAAGCCATTAAATCAAAAGCTTTGTCAGCTTCTATGCCAAAGCCCTTAATTAAATTGTTTCCGGCACGAGTCACTTCGTTCACATCAGAATTAAATGTTTCAGATAAAACTAAAGCTTTTTTAGTTATTTTTCCAAGCTCAGCCTGATTCAACCCTTGAATATTTTGCTTTGTTTGCAAGAGCGCGTTGTCTACTTCTTCAAAGCTATTTCCAAATCCTTTTTTGTAAATATCGCGGGATATTTTCGTTAGACTCTTAGCTTCTTTTGCTGTTAAACCTAACGAATTTTGCATACGTACAGAAGAACTTTCAAAGTTTTTTGCCGTTAACAAAGAACCGGCACCTAACGCTAAAATAGGTGTAGTCACGGATGTTGATAAACTTGAGCCTAAATTCGTGAATTTTTCACCAGTACTTTTCATTCGGTCTGATGCTTGATCTAAATTACTTGTAAATTTCCCCCAGCGAGAGTTGGAGAGGTCCTGTTGTTTTCTTAACTTTTCTAATTCTTCACGTGCGTTTGACACATAACGATCAAGGTTGTTAAGTGCGGCAGCTTGATGATTATACTCTCTGGCAGCCTTTTCAGCTTCCTTTGAGCCTTCCCCATACTCGCTAACCATTTTTTCGTATTCAGCTTTTGCGGCTTTAGTCACTGCTTTTTGTGTTTCTAATTTTTTATTCAGACCTCTTAACCTAGTTTCATATTTCTCAACAGTTTGATCTCCACGATCAAAAGCAGACATGTTCGCTTTCATTTCACTATTTACTGTCTTCAATTGATCTTTTAAGCCGGTTAAACCACGTTCTAGCCGTAACGTCTCAAGGTCAAGAGCAATAGACATTCCTTCAATACGCTCCACACATTAACCCCCTTTCATGAAGAAAAGTCATTAACCACCAAATGCGGCGATTAATGACTTTTCTTTTTTTGGTTTATTTCTTTCGTGTAATAATTCCAAAACAAAATTATATGGCATATTTAATATGTCATTAATATCTTTTCCAGCTTCCATTAAATCCATGATAAAAGCATCCATATATTCTTTTTGCTTATCGGAAGTATAGTCTTTATCATTTAATTTTTCTTCGCCAGATACTTTTTTGTTTCATCATTTTGCATCCCCCTTGAAACAAACAAGATTTGATCTTGCAAAACTTTAATAGCATCAGGGGCATGCAAACCATTAAATAGTTGATCTTTTGTAAATTGTTTCCCATAAATTTTATCAGATACAAATACTAGCATTTTTTCCATTAATTCTTTTTCTTTTTTCACACTATCATCATCTGCGACTTTTTCAATCTCAGCAGACAAATCAATCGCTTCGTACACAACTGACATTGGGAGAAAAATAGGGGTTAAAAATTTTTCCGTTACAGTTTCTCCTGCTTTTACTTCTTTCACAATCTCTATCATATGTCTTTTTAAATTAGCCATTTTATTTCCTCCTAATTTTAAAAGAGCAAGGGATTAACCATGCTCTTATGATCCTGCACCTTCTAGCGCTTCTAATCTTGCTATAATGTCGTTATATTGAGTTTCGGTTCCAAAGCCATCTTTGCCGTCTTTACCCGGATTACCTTTGTCTCCTTTATCGCCTTTATCACCCTTCGGACCTTTTAAAGAGTTTAACCACTCTTGCTCGGTTCCTGTAAAGCCACTATCAACAGCGATCTCATATGCTGACTTACCGTTTTTTCCTGGATCACCTTTTTCACCAGATCCTCCGCTAGATTGTCTGACTAAATTGGCTATTTCTCCTGCTTTTACAGCATCTGTTACGTAACCAATTCCTTCCCCAGCAGATCCAACAATAACACCGCCTTCTCCTGCTTCCACATATTGACCTGCGGTTAAATCTTCCCCCGCTTCTACGTTCCATATCGGCTTATCTCTCATGGTTACGGTGACGGCTTGACTTTCTTTAAGATCGCCTGTAGACACAAAGTCTGGTGATCCCCCTGCTGCAGTAATAGATAAATGTGGGGCACCGTTACCACCTGTCATAGATAGTAAGCGATTAGCTGGTATGTCTTGGGTTACAATTGCATCAAAAGTACTCATTATCCTTCAACACCTCCGGTATTTTCTTCTTCATCCGTTGGATAAGGTTTTCCAAAAATCTTTAAGAATAGTGCGTCACGGTTAGTGGTTTCTCCTTTTTTATCGTACGCAAAAAGGGCTGATTTTTCTTTACTAAATCCCTCTACTTCTCTATCCATAAATGACGCTGTGATTTCCTCACTCGAAAACTCGGTGCTTTCTCCTTTGGAGTTTCCAGTAACACTTGGGCGCGTGAACATTCCTTTCGGTAATCCAACATATTCTTTGGATCCATCTTCAAATGTTTTAGCAAAAATCACTGCTACGTAAGGTGGATTATCGTTGCTTCCGGTCGCTATGATTCCGTCAACTCTTTCCCATCCTAGCAATTTTTCTTTGTCTTCCAGTGGAATTTTATGAAACCCTGCAGTAACGGAAACGTCTCCACCAGATACAGCTATTTCTGCGGTTTGATTATCACCGTAAGCTCTAACCGGCTCTTGTGGCATTTCTACTGTAATAGTCTGCAAAAACTTTACTCTCTCAACATAATCAGCGATGACATTATCACCTACTGCACCGTAATAAAATTCATTTACACCTGTAGATGCACGGTAATTCTTTTGTTCTGCCAAATTAATCACTCCTTAAAATAAAATAGACAGCCTATAAGCTGTCGAAATCATCTCGATATAATTTACCTCTATAGCGTCTCGCATCACGAAATACGCCTTCATCATACTCTTTGGGTCCTGCTTTTTGTGCAAACCCAAATGTCTCCCACATGATGTTCCGTATTCTGTTGGCCACACTATCAGTTAGCTTTCTGTCACGCGACCAAACATCAATCTGCAAGAGAAAATCTAATTTTGCCCATTGGTTATCCGCATAGTCAGCTGGAGCCGGTGAGTCAATCGGATCAATAACAATATAAGGGTTGTCAACATCGCCAGTTGCAGGGTACTTATAAAATTTAATTCTATACTCCTCAACGGTCTCGTCATATGTTTGTTTTTTGATATAATCATCAGCAATTAACGCTTCATATACCTTATCTAAAATATCCATTACAGCCCACCCTTTATTGCTTTACGCACTGCATCGCGATATGCCTTTTCACTATTTTTCATTGCCCTTGCAACTGCACCTTTACCTCGTGGATTAGGATTTTTAACCGTACCCCATTCATTCAAATGAATTATACGGTAGCGTCCTTTTGGACCAGTCCAATGTATTTTAATGGTTCTTGTGCCTTGTTCCCACAAAGGACCTGTAATAGTGATTTCATCTATGCTTGCTCCTGTGTCTCTAAAACTCTGAAATTCAGACTTTAGGACTCTTACAAACTCATTTGCAGCATTAATTAAAGCTTTGTCGCTTATCCGTTGCATACCTTGTTTGCCTAGCTTGGTTTCTAACTCATCTAAGAGTTTGTTTAATCCTCTGATTTTCACACTCATTTAACCAACCTACCAACAACCGTAATAAACTTTTTGTTTTGTAAATCGGGTTGTACGTGTTTAATGTTATATCGTTTATTACGATATTCAGGCGCATCGATAGATAGATAATGATCATCGCTAGGGATGTAATCTTGCAACGGATCTCTTACAGTAAGTGTCACATCTGATAAAGTACCATTAGACTTAGCAAGCTCTAAGTCCTTGAGCCAAACTTCATCTACTTTAGCCATGCAATCATACAGGACTTGCTTTTCTTGTTCTCCTGGCTCGGGTCCAGGATTAGGCGCATATTCATAAAAGGTTACTGGTGTGCGTAAATCACCAGCATTAACGCGTGGTGGTTTGTACTTAAAAGGTTGCATCTTCTTCACCTTCTTCTAATAAAGCAATATCAATTCCTAGTGAATTTATTTCACTAAGAAAATTATTCTCAAAGTATTCAAGCGCTTCATTATAAGCATATCTAGTACGCTCGAAAACCAGTTCCCTTGCTCTGACATCAATATCTGATTCTCCTGCGATATTAAACTCCCCACAATTTCCTTTGATTGATGAAATAGAGTAAGACAGCAACTGTTTTAAATTGCTGTCCTCTCCGCTATGCGATATATGCATTCTGTCTTTGAATTCTTTTAATAAATCATCTGTGACCAATCAGATCACCCCTCAACACCAGCTTCATAAATTTTTAAGTTGTATACTTGAGCAGCATAATTATCTTTTGGTTTACCAGTAGCGTACTGTTT